GGATATTTTAAAAAGTTTGGTTCAATTAAAAAACTCTTAAAATCTATTGATATTTATGATCTATGGAAAGGATCTAACGGAGAAGGTAGAAAGACAATTTCAAAATCCAATATCAGAGAACTTGGCTTAGATGAGATTAATATTTATAAATTTGCTACAGATATTACAAAGTCAGGAAAAAAAAGTGATAAACAGTTTACAAATGTTGATTGGGTTGGTATTGTTAAAGAATTAGTTTCAAAAATTGATGATGAAGAATTTGGCATTATCCAGCTTGTAAAATTTCAGTATGAAGTATTAAATTATGTTGATTGTGTTGATAAAACATTAGATTGGAGGTATATAGTAGTAACGGATTTAAATACTAAATATTCTCCTAAATTTAATGCATATTTTTTAACTAACGGTCAAACAGTTGAAATGAAAGTACATAAAACCCTAAATAAAAGAGATAAGGAATTAGTGACCAGCTTTAATGAGATTCCATTTGAAGACGGAGATGTTTTATATATAAAACACTGGAAAAAGCAAGCTAAAAAAGTTAAAGTAAATGACGAATGGATAGAAGATAAAGATACTATGGAAAAGTGGATTAAAGATTATATAAAACTATAAAAAGGAGAGATAATGAAGCAATACTATACGGATAAGAATTACAAGGAATTATTAAAACATATGGTAATTTTACATGCAGGTAACGAACAAGTGAATGATCATATTTTAAAATATTTTGATGACAATAACATACCGCATAAGAAGAAAGCATTAAAGACAGGGGATTATTCAATGATGATTTCTGCTTGCCCTGAGTTAGGATTTTTAGTTGATACATATTTTACAGATGAATTAGTAATTGAGAGAAAAAATAGTGTAAAAGAGTTGGCAGGTAATTTAGCCAATAATCAAAAAGATGACAGGTTCATGAAAGAACTAAATAGGCTTATAAATGTAAAACATTCATACTTAATAGTTGAAAACGATAGCCTTGATGACATAATAGAGCACAATTACGATACAGATTATAACGAAATATCATTTTTAAGAACATTACTAACATGGCAAAAAAGAAGTAATTTTTATTTAAATTTTATTAACAAAGATAATATGGGACAATTTATTTACGAAATTTGTAAAAACTGTTTAGATAATTATATTTTAAAATAAGGAGTAGAGAGAATGAAAAGTGAAAAATTTACTACAGAGTTAAACTATATCAATAATGTCGACATTAGGAACTTTACTAAGTTAGCGTTAGAAAATTTACCAGATTATTTCTTTAATGTTGCTGCATCAAGTACTGGAAAATATCACCCTACATATGCTTTAGGAGAAGGTGGACTTGTGAGACATACAAAAGCAGCTACAAGATTTGCTAATCATCTATTGCAATTGGAACAAAATCAAAATTTATTTACAGAAAGAGAAAGGGATTTAATTATCGCTTCAATTATTCTACATGATGGGTGGAAACATGGGAAATCAGGAAGTGCATTTACAACTCATGAACACCCACAGGTTTGTGCTAATTGGATTGAAGCTAGTGATATTTTTAATGATGTTTTACCTAAAGAGGATAGAAAACTCATTGCATTAGCTATTTCTTCTCATATGGGAC